CTCCCATGTGGGAGGCTCTCGAGCTTAGCGGCTTGTGAATTCTCACCCTCACAAATGGTGCTTCTATGTTCACGCGACACCGTACTAGGGTGGCGGCTCTTCTTGGGAGCGGATCCGCTGAAGACTATATCAGCGGCTCCCTTGCGCAACGAACCGTAGTCAATCGTAACTCTCTCGATTATGACTGCTGGGATGTGCACAATGCGCCTGGTGTTGACCACGACTTTCTTCTCACGAAGAAGGATGTGGTCGACATGGTACCCTTTAACGGGCACGTCGCATCTGGTCCTTTCGCTGGAAGTGGTTTTACTAACTTCCACGCTGATTGGTTAACCAGGTACGCCGGGCCAGTGAACATAAATCGCGATACTGTTGATGCTCAGGACTTTGCGATCCTTCGATCTCGAACTAATCCGAGTCGACCGACCGTAGCGCCTCTGACCCTCATCCAGGATCTCGTTGATATCCCAAAGCAACTCAGAGATGTCAGGAAGCTATTCTCATCGCCAAAGAGCGCGTTGAATGCTAAGGAATTAGCAAACCACAACCTCAGTGTGCAATTCGGATGGCTTCCCTTAATCGATGATGCTAAACATATCATCAAGCTCCAGCACTACATTGCTAAACGCAAGGAAGAGCTGGTTCGTCTTGATGGTAAGTCGGGATTGAAGCGTCGTATCCGTCTTTCAGAAAGTACCGACCACGATGAGTTCAGCAACCAGGCGGTTGCTGCGACTAATTGGGGCGGCACAGGTTATGTTAACGTTTCACGTCAACAGACCACTGTGAAGTATGGTACTGTTCGTTGGAAACCAACGAGCTTACCAAACTACGATCTGACAGATGTTGAGCGTACCTATCAGTTAGTCCGATCTGTAGTCGGCTTCTCTCCAGAAGGCGACATACAGGGTCTTTGGGATATAATTCCCTGGACCTGGGTCACTGATTGGTTTGTGGATATTGGGTCTTACATGACTCAACATTCCAATACGATACCTGCCGAAGCAACTCACTGTAATGTGATGCGCAACGTTAAGGTCGTCGCCAACATATCCAAAAGCCCTCTGACTTCGTCTTGGGTTGATGGAGGATACGGCTCCGTGTCGTACGAGATTAAATCCCGTGCGGCAAATACGGCACCGTTTGCGGTTCGCATCCCTTTTATAGGGCTGCAACGACTGTCGATCCTTGGCTCGTTGTTTATCCAGCGGTTCAAGTGAACCGACGGATAACTGCAACCAAGGAGTATGTAATATGCTAGGTTCAAGCCTGACGGTGACCCTTGACGGTTCCGGTGGAACTGCCAAAGTGCTGCCGCTGATCAATCAGGACAACTACACGTCCGAATATTTTCTGGACGAGACGTTGACTTGGTACCGCGCGAAAGTGCGGCACTCAAGTGATACGGTCAAAGCCGGCACGCAAGCATTCGATCGTCACACTGTGACTTTCCAACGCTATACGAAGCCGACTACGACCTTTCCTGGCGGCCTGCTCGCCGAAACGATCTACACCATCCGGTGTAGTCCGAACGACGTGCCTGCCGAGATCATCGACTTGAGCGAGGCCATGAGCTTTTACATGGTAAAGGCTGGTGGTATCGCTTCCAAGTTGCTGGGCAAGGAGTCTTAGACTCCCTTAACCGTCTGTACGACGGACCCCAGGAGATGGCTGGACGTAGCCGTAGACACCCATAAATAGGAGAAGTCCTATGAGTGAGTATAACAGCTACGCCAATTACATACAGGGATTATACAGGGCTATGTATGTTGACATAGCTTGTAAGCTCCCAAGTCTCCGCGTCGATTGTGAGCGTGATCTCAAGCGCTTGCTCTCGATTTCCAAAACGGATGGGTTACCATTCTTTATGATAACCTTACCCGAGTTTGGCAAACACTTTGATCAGTGCTTGTCAAACCATTCCCTATCTCTATCGCGGTTGCCCCACTTCAGGGCAGCTAAGCGTAGAGGAGTAATCCCTCAACTATTCAAGGGGCTACTTCAACGGATTTTTGGAGAAAGTGGAGAGCTTAAGGATCAACCTTGTTTGGACAGCATCTCTTTCGTAAGACAGCTATGTTACGCTGTCAAGCGATTTGGGATGCGTTGCCCAGACTCAGCTACCTGGAGACAGATAGATGAGTTCTACAAAGTTGAAGGAGAGATTGAACCCCCTTCCAGTTACTGGACGGGAGAACAGTCTTCAGCTGACAGTCTTGGTCATCGTGATCTTCATGATGTCCTTGATGTTAGCCTTCCTCTTTTCCGCCCCTTCGGGGGTGGATCGGAGGCTCCCCTCGATCGTCTCAGTGGCGCCTTCTTCTGCGTACAATCCGTCGCAGATCTCGTCGCCTCTGAGCTCGGCTGGTTTGACCCAGCCGAATCGAGACTTAAGCATGGACCAGGAGCTGTCTCCGACCGACGCCCAGGAATGACAAAGTATCTTCCTGGGTGGTGGCCGGATGTTCTCGAGTCACAGTTTCCCCTATGTGATTATGGTTACCATAATCATCTAGCGGCTGCTGCCGGCTCGCTTATACATACTGATACGCCAGTTTTTGCTGGTGCGTCCAAATTGATTGCTGTCCCAAAGACGCTGAAAGCTCCCCGACTTATTGCCGCGGAGCCAACTGCTAATCAATGGTGCCAACAAGCAATTTTGAACTTTATGTATAAGAAGGTCTCGCATACCTCGCTTCGTCGATCTGTTAACTTTCGTTCGCAGATCCCGAACCAGGTTGCGGCCCTTAGAGCTTCCATAGATGGTTCGTCGGCTACAATAGATTTGAAGTCGGCGTCCGATCGCATTTCTTGTGGACTAGTCGAACGAATGTTCAGGAGGAATCACTCCCTCCTGGATGCTCTTCGAGCCACTCGAACGCAGTTCATCCTAAATGAACTTGATCGGAAACATCCTCGCCTTCACAGGTTGAGGAAGTTTTCCACTATGGGATCAGCTGTTACCTTTCCTATCCAGTCCTACATATTTGCCTGTATCGCGATTGGCTGTTTTCTTTTTGAAAGTGGCCTCTCGCCTACACCGCAAAATATACGTAGAGCTGGTAGGATGGTCCGCGTTTTCGGTGACGATATGATCGTCCCGACTACGTCTTGGCAGCTTACTCAGGAGACTCTGGAGGCCCTAGGTCTTAGGGTCAACATTCTCAAGACTTTCGGGGTTGGAAAGTTCCGAGAGTCTTGTGGTTGTGACGCTTATTCAGGTGTCGACGTGACACCTATAGGCGTTCTCTCCACTCCTGATGTATCCCGACCCGGATCGGTGATGTCCTCTGTTGATAGTCATAATAACTTCCTTTCTAAGGGTTATTTTGCTACAGCAGATTACATAAAATCGACAGTGCAGGGGCTTCGTCGTTTGACGATTCCCTCTGTTCCCATCGACTCCGGGGCCTTCGGTTGGCACTCCACCGATCCGTGGGCCGAGAACCGCCTTAGGAAGCGATTCAACAGCCTGCTTCAACGTGTGGAGGTGTTCGTCCACGTTCCTCTTGCGAAGAACGTTAGAACTCCTACCGAAGTAGACCAGATGCTTCTTCAGTATTTTACTGAAGTCTGCAAACCGCCTCTTTCTAGAGAAGAAAGGCTCGGTATAGCATCTGCCGCTTCGAACAAGCTTGTTCGACGCTGGGTACCTGAGAGGGACCTAGGACTCGTTTAGTCCTAAACCTCCTCTCTGGTAGGGTGAAGAGGAAACTCTTCTCTGAAAGGGCGCTTTGCAGTGCACCCTTTCC